TTTCCATTTCCATTTCCATTTCCATAGCTGGTTCAACTTCAGCTTTGGCAAATGTCACAATAACTTCGTCATTAGTTTCCTCGACGTTCTTAATGTGACGCTGTTCGTCAATCTCAGCCATAGTAACCTCGCTATCTATACTTCTGTCTTTAGTTGACATTGGATGTCCCGATGGTAACAAATCTGTATCATGTTTTCCACCTCTAAACTTACCATTACGCAAAGCATATAAATAACTATTAACTCGTGCGTATGCCCAAGTTTCAGGATTTTTGACAGTTGGCCTAACGCTTTGCGGATTAGTTTTATATGCACCAACCCCTCTGCGGAATACAGCCGCCAGCGTTCTAACGCTTGTGCGCTTAGATGGCGTGTCACCATGTTCTGCATTATGGTCGTCTGCCTTCTTTTGCAATCCCTTTTGAACTGCCGCACTTAGTTCACGGAACTGGCGTTCATCCTCTTTTTCCAATATATCTCGTATACCCTTTGACCATGTAAACCCTGCATCACCACCCCATAAAGCCCATGCAATACGTCCGTTAGATGGATAGCCCTTCTCACCCTGCTTAAAGCCTTCAGCTTGTTTATCAACCTCATGTCGGCTGAAGAACGAGAACATACGCTTGACAGTGCTTTCAGATAGGCTTTTGCCATTTGCTATATCTCTAGCACGTGCAATACCAACTTCTGTGCCGCCACGCCCAAACTCACGCCGCCAAGCAAGGCCGCGTTCAGCTTCTGTCACCATTCCTTTTGTTGGTTTATAGCTCGCCATCGTCACCACTTACTGTCGGTTCTGCTGGCAACTTAGTGCCAAATGGTTCAAACGCTGTTTCTATGTCATAGCGTTCTGCCAGTTCTTTCTCACGGCTGATAGCTTCAAACACTTCTTCTGTGTCCTTACCATATTGAGAGTGAACATCCTGCAAGCTGATAATGCCATTAGACACAGCATCAATGCTCGCACGTATCTCTTTCTGCGGATCAACCCAACTGAAGCCACGTGGACGGTATGTAACGCTGTCAGCAAATATATCATACTTGGTAATGGGCAAAGTGACTGCGCCATAAGTCATGGCCTGTTCTAGCCAACTGCGATAAACGTCATCAACAAAATGGTCAACCATGAACTGCTGAAGCATTTTGTAATGGTCTCTATCTTCTATCGTACCCTGACGGATAGACGAGTATGATACACCTTCTAGGTTGTTTGATAGGCTCACGTAACTAACACCCAAGCCAGAAGCTATGCCGCGTAAGATAGCTTTCTCAAAGTCACTAAATGCTGTGGTTGGATGCTGTGGGTCAAATGGTTTAAAGTCCATACCCTCTGGCAACTGCACAAAGCTTGCTGGCTCTGCTTCCATGATCGGAACACCATTATCATTGTCGTCGCCAACAAACTCATCTCCTGATGGGCTAGTAAAGAAGCCCATCTTACTTGCGCCAATACGTGACGCAACTAGTTCAGCTTCTTCATATCCATCAAGCATTTTAAGACGTGACAGCACATTACTCATCATGGGAACGCCACGGGTTTGCCCTGCTCGTTCCTGTATAAAGCAATGAATAATCTCATCTGCTGGAACGCGAACATGTTTTCTAGCTGTACGTGTGCCAAACTGGTCACGATGATGCGGATGTTCCTCAAACATCCAATACGCAACAGGCTTGCCGTTTGCATCTAACTCGACACCCATACGCACTTCATTGCCATTCTTGGTGCGGTTGTTATATTCCTCATCTAGATAGTCAGCCTCAATAAACTGCAAACTGAACCCGTACTTATTGCCACGTGGGTTCTTTATCTTGCGCACAAGAACCTCACCATCACGTGCTAATGTTTCTATAAACAATCTCTGCGCTTGCCCCCAACTCAGCTTGCCATCAATGGTGCAAAATCCTTTGCGTCCCCATTGATGCCAAGCCTGTTCGATGAGCCTGTTACCAACAACATCGAGTGAGCCATCTTCATTTCGTTTGCGTACTTGTATTCTTATGCCTGTTGCGCCAACAATATTTGTGGTCATAATCTGAATGTAACGTCTGGCATATGGATGGTTACGGGCAATCTCACGACACCTGTCACGTAATATTCTTAATGATGGTCTGATCTCACTATCTGCTGACATTGAACTGGTTACAAAGTCTGCAAACAATCTGCCAGTGTTAGCACCGTAAAATGACCGTTTCATTTTCTTGGGCTTCTGCTTTTTGAATATGTCCATAATGCCCATTACTAAAACCTCGCCAGAATGGTTGTGTTAACCTGTCTTCCATGTGCAATCTTTTCTTTGTTCTTAATGGCATTGACCTCACGTCTGTAATAATCACGCCAATCTCTTAGTTCTTCTGGCGTTAGTTTTGTCAGTGAACGTCCAGCTATTGAATAACTAGACACATCACTATCTGCCTTGCCCTCAAGCATTGACTCGATTTTACCTAACATAATTTCAGCATGTAAACGTGGGTCAACATTATTGTCATAATCTGTGCTTACAGTTATTTGTCCACGGTCAATAACAATACGTTCATTATCAGCATCGCGTTCTATCTCTAATTGATAGTGATAATCCCCAACTGTAAAGTTAGCACTTACAGCAGATGCTACATTAAATAGATAATCCTCACCACTTGCTGTTGCTGTTATAGCTATTTCAGTATTACCGCCTGTTGATATTCTGCCAACAAACTTCATAGTAAATAAGCTATTGGAATAATCTGAGTTAACTATCTTGAATTGGATAAAGTCGCCAACAAATACTGTTTCTGGAACTCCCACTGGTGCATTAGCACTATCAAACAAATTAGCCACGGCAAGCCCCTTCAGTATAGAATGTTTGTTTACGGTCTGATCTTTTCACTCGCTTTGCGTGTCGGCCTTTTCTGCGAACCTTTAGTTTTTCTCGTACTGTAAAAGTCCTAAACTTCTGAGCCATTAACGCCAACCATTTACAAAACCACTAGTTCTGCGTTTGGCTGTTCGTTGAATAGGATGTGGCTTGTCAATGTCAGCATCCTTAACATCAGCTTTGGCAGACTTTTGTGCTAACATATTAACCGATACACCAAGAATAGACAAGGCCGCTAGTGCATAGACACGGCAATCAAGTGCCTCATTCCTTGCGCGCACCTTAATCCATTCCCTTCGATGAAAGCCCTTGTGATATTTCTTTACCACCTTTTCGGCTGTTAACTGCTTAAAATACTCATCTGAGTATCTTGACGGAAAGTGACAATAACCAGCACCAACTTCCTTGATACGCAAGTTGGAGTATATAATTTCTTTAGCTGTATCAACGCCAATCATCCATAGTTTGCATTTAAGATTGTTGTTAGTTGATGGCTTGCCGTTCACTAATGGTTTACCTTCACCGCCAACACCCTTAATAGCAAAGACACGTTTGCCTAATCTTGGCTTGCAAAACCTGTACACGCTTTGCGTATGATGACCGCCACTGTCTACGCACGTGCCTTTTATAGTTAGTTCAACGCCATCTTCACGTTCCCATGTCATTGATAAGTATTCATCAAACTCTGCCCAAACTGCACTAGAGTTAGGATCACCATAAAATATCTGAAAATCAATTGAAAAAGTCTCACTGTCTTTTGCATGTCCCAAAAGTTCACATTCAATTCGGTCGCTCTGCACATCTGCCCCGCAGGTCAACAGCACAACATCCTGCGGAACTTTGTCGTTATAGTCTTCACGATGAGTTGCAATGTCATAATCATCTAAGCCATCGCCCGAACCTTCATCTGACCATGTTTCTCCAAGATATGTATTAACCCACACACGCAAAGTCTCAGGCAACTTCTTAGCTTCTATAAAATCCCTTACTGCACTTTCCAATGATGTCCAAGGTGAGCATAAGCCAGATAACCGAAAACCCGCCTTTCCGATTATCTCTGGCGCGGTGGCTCGCCAGATGCCCCTGCGTATCGCCCTAAAGCGCACCGCATCATCCCAAACACTTCCACAATCTTCACATGTATAACAAGCTGTTTCTGGCTTGTCTTCTTCCCATTGTACGTTTGCCCATTTCATTACTTGCAGTTCATCACAATCAGGACAAGGTACGTGATACTCACGTTTGTCCGTGGCTTCATACGCCGATGCTATTCTGCTGTTACTTTCTATTGTTGGGGTGCTAACCATAACAAACTTACGGTTATGGAATGTCGCGGCACGTTTTCTTGCTAAGTCAATCGGATCACCTTCCGTTCCTGCTGATGGCGGGAAGCGATCAACCTCATCACAAAGCACAATGCGTATGGGACGTGATGCTAATGATGATGGACTGTTTGCACCGCAAATAGTTATGTGACCGCCAGCAAAGTTCTTCTTTAGTGTTGTGTTGCCACTATCTCGCGCACGTGGGTCTTTTACCTTACCCTTAAGAACTGGCGTATCACGCAACATAGGCGCAAGCCTGTCTTTACTAAACGTCTGGCTCATGTCTAGTGTTGGCTGAACTACAAGTATTGGTGAAGGGTCTTGCTCTATATGATAGCCGATTAGGTTCAACAGCATTTCAGTTTTACCGACTTGGGCGCATGACATGATGACAACTGTTTCAATAGCATCATCAGATATTGTATCCATGATGCCACGTTGATATTCAGCACGTGCTGTATTCCATACGCCAGCTTCAGAAGATGCTTCTGGTGACAGCCGCCTAAATTTATCAGCCCATTCTGATATGCTGAGTATTGGTGGCGGTTTTACTATATTAAGAATTGTTCTAGTTATTCTTATTGCCGCTTTGTTGTTCGGTATTGTCAGGGTCATATACTTCCACCATGCTATTAGATAGTTCTTCTAATGCGTCATTAATAGCCTGACGCAATAAGCTTTTTGCTTCTTTGACGTTTGCACTAGCAAAAACATCTGGTGCAGTTCTTGCAGGTATAGCCAGCAACTTTGCACGGAAGTTACCATAGATTTCATTGTTGATATTCATAATCTCATCAATGTGCAAAACGTCGCCACGTTCCTTAGATAACTCTATCTCAGCCAGTTCTGCTTCTGCCGCTATCTTTCTGGCACGTGCTTCATCGTAACTAACAATTCCGTTACCTGTTTGCACTTGTCCAATGATAGCTTTAGCCGCGTCGTCTAGCTTATATCTTTTGACTCGGCCTTTTATTTCTATTGGCTCTACTACTTTCAAACGCTGTGCCACTGTGCGTCTGTCTAGATTGAACTCAACGGCTAGACTGCT